CCGCCGCTGTTAAGGCCAAACTGTCCCAGCACGTCGCCGCTTTCTTGAGCCGGAGCATCTGGGCTTTTATGTTCAAGCTCAGCCAGCATTTTTGATGTTTCGAGCCTTTTTTCCAGCTCTAAATTTTGACGATATAAAGCCTGCTCTTGTCGGTGATAACTTTCCAGTTGTGATGGGCTGGTGCTTTCCACAGATAATGCGTTCAACTCACGCAACCTATCCGCGTTTGCTGCAAGCTGTTCCTCAAGCCGAACAACATCGCCAACCGCTGCCGTCCCCAACGACGCCGCTATTGACTCACCGAGCCAATCAACCATGTTTATCGTTGTTGCTATAGCGTTAGTAGCACCACTGAACGCGCCGATAATGGTATTCGCCAGGGTTTGCGCTGCCTTGATCGTTTCGGGGTCTTTCAGTACGTCGGCCAATTCCCGAATTTGCCGCGCCATTTCATCGCCGGCTCCATCCTGAGCGGCAGACATAAACAAGCTGTTCCAAGCATCTTCAAGATTGCTAATAGCGCCGTCAAGCGTTGCCGCTCGTTCTGCCATTGCTCCTGCAAAATTTACATCGCCCAAATCGCGCAAATAACCACTGATTTCGTCGGCGTTTTTCTTTACAGTTTTAGTTACACCCTGAAAGGTAAATGAAACATTATCGCCCTGGCTGCTAGCCTTGATACCAAACTCTTTTAAACGCTCAAACTCGCCGGTCGCCGCATCCGCAACGGCTTCAATCATTTGATTTAGGGATTTACCCATTGCGCTTGCGGTGTTGCCATAGCTGGTTAACGCCGCCTCGCTAGGGTCAAGGCCGAGGTTACGCATTTTCACAAAGGCTTCGGTAACTTCGTTTAATTGAAACGGGGTAGTCGCGGCAAAATTCTCAATCGCTGCAAACGCGATTTTTGCATTCTCGGCAGAGCCGGTAGCGGTTTTTAATTGTGCATTTAGTATGTCGAAAGATCGCGCACTCGATACCAGTTTGCGCATACCAGCAGCAGCGCCGACAACACCAAGAAACGCGACAGCCGCCCGTTTTAAACCAGTTGCCAGACCGTCGCTGGCCTTTTCTGTACGCTTGCCCTGCTTTTCAACACGCTTCAATACAGCTTCGGCTTTTACCAGGTCGCCGGACTCGGCTTTAAAAATTAGCGTTGCTACTTCATCGGCCATTCTGTCTCTCGCTTTCCATTCGTTTTATAGCCTGTATCTCCCAATAATCGAGAGGGCCAACAAGCTCGCAATAAGATTTGATTTCGCTGTAGCTGATACGTTCACAGCCTTGCGCCAAATCGCAAAATATTTGCCACAATGACACAAGCTCTGAACGCAGTTGTGGCGCGTCTGCCAATTCTTCTGGCAGTCTGCCGAGGGTCTTTTCCACTTGCTTATAAGATTCATACCGACTGACCTTTGAACCTGTGTCGAAGCCGTGAAGCCAGACTACGTGCTTGGTATATTCGACCAGTTCAGAAATCAGCCCTTCGTAAAATTTGCGCGGTTACCAATAAACAAATCAACCTGATCTCGCACGTACGGGGCTTTTGTATAAAGTTCCCGACACAGTTTTTCGCTAAATTCTTCGTCGGTTCCCTTCCAACCGATCGTCATTGCGACAAACGTATCGACATCAAGTTTTTCATCATCGAGCGAATCAAGATTTTGTTTATTCGTCATTGCTTCGATAACAGCTTTTTGGTGCGCCCTGCGTCCGTCTCTGTACGCCTTCGAATCACGGCCCTTTAGAATCAAAACTAGGTTTGTATCTTTGCCGTATTCGTCTTTAACAACAAGCTCAGCGCCTTCTTCGTGTCTTTCTGTTGTGTATAAATCGGATAGCTGCATTATGCAGCAGTCCGAGTAATAACCAAATTAGACGCATCGCCAGAGCTATACAGCCCGACAAAATCCATCGGCACAGTTACAGAGCCAGGGCCTGATACATCAACGCGGCCCGATGTGTACTTAACATTAGTAATATCGAACTGAAGGTCGTTTCCGTCTGGGTCTGTCAGCGTGAAAACAATGTCAGACGCGGTTTCATTGACAAATTTTTCATAAAGCGTCTTGCTCTCAAAATAGACAGTCAGGCTACCCGAAACCCTGCTTTTGCCAATGGAAGGACGGTTGGTAATGGGAGAGCCGACAGCAAATTTAGATTCCAGCCCGTTTTCCAAGGTCAAATCTAACGCGGTCACTACAGCGATTGAACTACCGCCTTCGTTGATCGTGCCGGTAAATGAATCAAAAGGCAGATTACCCACATCAGCAGAATACGTAGAACTTGCGACTTCGGCTGTAGCCAAACTGGTGTCTTGGCCAATAATCCCCAGGGTTACGCCTATCATTGCATTAGGCGCAACGCTGAGCGATATAGTATTGACCTCGCAACCGGTGTACCGGTGCCACTCCGGTGTCGCCAGGTCAGCAAATTTGCGCTCGAATGTAAAACTTCGCCGCGTTGTGCCAACCTTCAACACGTTAGTGCTCCATGTGCCGCCAAGAACGGCTTCAAGCATATCGTCAAAAGCGCCGTATTCCAGTTCACCGGAAACATCGCCGCCGATAGATTTATTGCCGTGCCGAATATCTTCAACAAAGCGGTCGCCGCGCAGCTTTTCAGACTCGATAGTTTCCTTCTCTAGCCCAAGGGTCGTCGCGGTATGCGGTAGCGGTGTCCATGTTGGCGTTGCTGGTGTGCTGCCGTAGGTTGATTCGGCAATGTAGTGTAGGCTGTGTTGTGCGCCGTCTGCTATTGTCATGGTTTAACTCCGTGCTGTGGTAGTTGCGTAATATCGAATAATGACAGGCACGATAAACCAACCGGCCTCGCGCCTGCCTGAATCTATTGAGGCCGACCGTATTGAAACAGTTAGCCCGTTGTAAGTGAAAGAACTTCCGCGCTTGAATGCGTCGGCTATGGTGTCTGGCGTTGCTGTTACCGCGCTATCACCGGCTGCAAACATTACGTCGATCTGATATAGCCCTGTATGCCGATCCTTTCCGGTTGCGCCGAGTGTTAGTTGCTCGGTTTCTGCCGGCAATAATGTAGCTCTAACATAGGGCGAGCCCTCAACCGGTTCATAACTCACGTTTTCGTAAGCAACTGTTAGTCCGAGCGTGTCGAGCTGCGTATCAAGTGCCGCCCGTATGTCGTTAAATTGTGTGCTCAATCCGACGCCTCCAAAACGCTGATCCGCATCATGCCCAACGGTGCTTGCTTGCTGCTTCCGCGCTCAATTTTTGAGGCATAAGGTAAGTTATTAACAAAGTAGGCCGTATCGCCATTCGATAGCTGCGTATAAGTTTGCTGTACGGCGCTAATATCGAATCTGGTTTGATCTACCTCACCGGATTTTGGCGTATTGATACTGGCTTGCCAGTTACCTTGTAGTCTGCCGGTATCTTTTGGGGTGCGTCTAACAATCGAATTACAAACGCTTAACACCTTCCCCCTAAACATTTTTTCGGCGCGGGTAGTCATGTTTTCTCTGGATCGTCTAAGATCGGAACTGAAGCTCATACGCCACCACCGTACCCGCCGGAGAAATAGGGTTGACCTGCATTATGCGGTATTTAGTACCGTTTACTGTGGCCGTGTCGTCGATAGCCGGTGCTGTAGACGAATAAGAAATAACTTTCATATCTCCGGCCTGTACCGCGCTACCGTCAATTTCTACCGCGCTGTAATTATCAACTATCAGGCTCGCCGTGTAGGTGGTATCGGTTTTAGTTACGCCCGTACCAGGTACAAACGTCGCCTTACTACTGCGAGTGAATGTTACCGCTTGCCCATAGGAAGCCAACAAGCTACTAGCGGTAGCCTGTAAGTCTGTATATAGAGTCATATCAGGTCCGAATTAGTTGCAAGCCGTTACGCTTGTAAAGATGCGACAATAACGCCTCGGCTTTTGCAAAACCTGGTGTAAAACCTGCGGTCTTTGATGATTCGTAGGCTATTTCGATAGGCCCAATCTTCTCTCTACTGATTACGCCCTTGGTCGAAGGTAGTCGCGTTGGCTGCAAGTCATTACCGGCGTGTACCTCTAACGCTAGGGCGTATTGTGCATACTCTAGGACGCGGGGTATTTCGTAAACCCCGACCGGCAGATTATTTACCATCACGCCCGATCTAGGCCACTGTAATACCTGATCACTGCTAGTAGTCAGACCCTGGTATTTAGTATGCTGGCCTTCGAGGAAATCCATCGCTTTAATTAACAACACCTCTACATCGCTATCCACTTCGGATATGTCCGTAACGCCTCTGGCCTCCGCATAGAGCCTAAAGTTTGCGACCGTGACATAGCTATTAGCATTAGCAACTATTGAGCCGTCTTCGATAATTAAAGCCATGAATTACCCCTCGCGCCGTTCTATTTCTACTGGTATATCGTTTACGCGCCTTTCGGTAATGGCTATATTTTGGTCGCTATCATTAGCGCCATCTATTAGCCAGCCGCCGGTCGTAACCCAGCTATCAACGTCTACCGGATTTACATTCGCCGTTTTCTTGACACCGCCTTCCATGCGATACATTTTTACATTATCCATTCTTCATGCTCCAAATAATAAGAACCGAGCCACCCCGAAAGGCGGCCCGTTCTATATTGGGTATTAGCCCAAAAGTACAGCGATAGCGTGAGGATTCCAGGCTTTAGCTTGATACAAAACTGTAATATCAATCATCGCCTTTTTGAAACCCTTATAAACACAGATTTGATAAACCAGACCGCTTACGGGGTCTTGTACGTTCATCATATCAACCGCTGAGTCACCGCCGAAAGGCTGCGCTAATGGTCGTACTGCGAGTTCTAACGCGTTACGGTGGAAACCGACGTTAGCTGTAAAGCTATCGCCAATCGTACCCTCTACGGTATCCGCAAGCGCGGACTGTAGGCCAGGTGCACCGATAACGATGTTACCAGTAGCCGCACCGGACGCGGTGGTAGAGTTCACGATATACTTGTTGCTATCGCCAGCCCACGTTACAACGTCACCGGCTAGGATAGTACCAGAGTCCGAACCATCAACAACGATAGTGGTTTCGCCTACAGGCTCGCCGCCGTTCGCGTCGAAGCCGGTAGCAGTACCCTTAGTGTGGCTTTGAATCTGCGCGGACTCGCGTAACGAGAACCCTTGCAAGTTCAATAACTCGCCTCGGCGCAAAGTGTCGTCTGAGCCGGAAGTATTAACACCGGTCAAGGTGGCCAACTGGCGCAAGTTAGTACCAGCCGCACTATTCATAACCAGAGAGAGTTGCCCATCGTCTACCGGAACACCGTTATCAAACAGGATTTTGCGGACTTCGGCCACGTCGTTAAAGTTAGAAGCGAACGGAGTAGTTCCCGCTGTACCATAGGCACGAGATGCGTTTTTATACGCTTCAGCGGCTATAGCTGCTTCAATGCTGTTAGTGATTCCGCGCATGGCTTGTTTGATCTGGTCGCCATAGACAGTCTCAAAACCAGAACCGTTGTTAACGTGCTTAATATCTTCACCTGTCCAGGGAATTTGCACATTAGCGATAGAGTTAAGAGTCATTGTCTTAGTGTCTACGGTTTGGTCGTCGCCTTCGGGTATCGTCATTGCTGGCGTTATCGAAGTGTTCACGGTCGCGGCGCGGGTAGAGTGAGAACGCACAGTGTCGCCTTGTGCCGCTTCTTCCGAACCGGCGTTAATCATTACGCCAGGGATAAATCCTACGGATTCCCTAGCTACTAGGTCTGCGGCCTTATAAATATCTGCCGCGAGGTCGGTTAGTACATTAGCCATTTTGAGGCTCCTTAAAAATTAAAAGTGTGTGTTTGTGTTAATCGTCCACAACCTTTCCACCTTCCGCAAAGAACGCCGATCTATCGGGCTGCTCCATTGCATCGAAGTCTGATCGGTTGATCGTTTTTTCGGCCCCGCCGCCATTACCAGGCTGATTAGTGGCCCCGCCACCATTGCCCTTAGACCCAATAACCAACGAAGCATATTCCTCGCTAGTTTTGAATTCTTCTTTTAATTGCTCAATCGTAGCAATCGTTAAATTTCCGCTTGCATCTGTTACCTTGATTTCGTCACCTTCGTAGCGTAACCGGTCTTTAATGAAACGAGATAGTATTTTCTGGTTTGCGCCTTCCGCCAGCCCTGCGGCCACTTCTAACGCTGCTCGGTCTAGCTCCTTATCAGCCGTTTTCGCTTGCATTGCGGCTAATTGGGCTTCCAGGGCTTGCATCTTTTCCTGGTAACCTTTTTCGATGGCTTCAATATCGCCTGTTTTCCTGGCCTTTTCTGTTTTAGCGTCTTCTTCGGCCTGTAGCCTTGCTGCCTCCGCGTCTGCCGCCTTTTTATCAGCCGCTTTCTTTTCGGTTAGCAACTCGTCTACCTTTGCCTTTAAACCCGCTACATCGCCGCCCAACTCAATACCCTCCACAGCCAAGGTGTAAACATTACCTTCCTGTTTGTAGAGTTTTTGAGTTTCCTCGTCGATTCCGTCCAGTGATTCCAGTTTGTATTTAAGCATGGTTTTTTATCCCCCCAGGATAAGTTTAGCGTTCCCCGAACGCCGTTTAAAAACCGACTAAGCCGGTTCTAGTTTCGCTCGCTCAAAGGCGAGAGGTTCTTTCTTCCGCATTTCCGCAAGGGTCAACGGTTTAAAACTTCGGTTTAGGTTTAAGTCCGCAAAACGCTTGGCATCTAAACCGCCATTTCTGAACAGTGCGCCGCGTGTTTTTCCTAGTACATCGTTTTGAAAACTGGCTGGCTGTGTCTTTAGCCATTCGTAATACGTTAAATTGGCATCCACCGGCCCATCCATACTCGCCCTCTGCCCCCTTACGCTTTGGCCGTATTCGGGGTCAATGTCGGCTACGGTCGTGCTCCGACAACGGATATGGATTGGCGGTCGTGGGCCTTCACCCAACTTAAAGACCATTCCATCTAAGGATCGACATTGCTCGCTAGTGCGACCGTCTAGGGTGGACAGCCATTGATACCCGGTCAAAATATCGCTATTAGCCGCCCAGGTTTCCATTCTGGCTACGCTGGCGACGTGTTGAACCGCTGTTCTAACCACCGCTTCGGCGTTTCGGTTGGTTACGTTTAATAACCCATCCCTAAAACCGTTTTCCCGTGTACCACGAACAGCCCTTAATATCTGATTGGTGGTTTGGCCTTCAAAAAAGCCCTGTCTAATTGCGCCGGTTAACCGCTTACGCTCTACCGCTGTCCAGTCTTTAAGAAATGGAGTTAATAGCTTGCCACCGTCCGCCCCGCGTACAGACAACGGCGTAGAAAACACCGCCGCTTGTACTTGTACCGCTGCGGGTATAACCGTCTCAAAGTCTTCTAATACTTTGTCCAGACTTCTAGCCTCGAATCCCGCCTCGTACTCGCCTAACTCCTGCAAATGGCCGGTTAAAACGTCGCGGTATTCAGAGAACACCTTTTCAATATCCTTACCAACCGAGCCTAATAGCCGTTCTAATCGAGTTCGTGAATAGGCGGTTAAATCTTCACTGGATAGCCGCAACCGTATACTTTTATCTATCTGTTTTAGGAACGCCGCAAACTGATTAACCTCGCCCGTTTTTAACCCTTCCAGATATACCGCGTGGCGTGTGGTCTGTTCGATTAACGCTTTATTCTGCGCCATCGTCTAAACCTAACCCCGTAGTTTGACTGTCCAACTCTTCGCGAATGGTTTCGTCGTCCTTTTGAGGGTCGATTAAGCCATGGCGTTTCATTTCCGCCCAAAAGTCGCTATCAGGGAAGTACCCAGTCTGCAAAGCACCTACCAAGGCGGTTAGCTTTTGCGCGTCCATATGGGGTTTGGTAAATTCTTGATTGATCGTATACCTGGCCTCACCGGAAGCGTTCATAAATTCCAGCATCCATTGGAGGCATTGCGTATAAGCCTCTGAGACA